AAGCTTTCTTCCGGATCGGAAAAATTATACAGCCTGAAAGTGTATAACGCTTCCGAAACGGCTATTCCGGACATGATCCTTTGTAAACCGTTACAGCAGTATATTAATGCCAACTTTCCGGGTACCGCAACGAAAGTAGGGCTTTATCGTACCATAGTGGAAGCGGAACAGAACGTTTCACCCTCTAACCGTATGAAAGAAAATGCGTAGTCTGTTTTTCACACCGAAACCGGAAGATGTGCCGGAAGAACCGGTAAGCGACCGGCAACCGGAAGAGAACCGGGCCAATGATAGCCCGGACAAGCATATAAAGGCACGCCGGACGAAAAACGTCCATTTTGACCGGCGAGTAAAATCGGAGCTGCACCTGGAAGAGTGTTTGCCCTGGCATTTTGAGAAAGGGGCGTCTTATCACTGTATCAGTCATGGGGACGTTGACAGCCTTACTTATCTTCGTGTGATCGTGAAGCAACAACCGTTGGAATATGTTCTGATTTCTACCTGGTGCATGGCAATTACCGATGTCAAGGAGGTGGAGAAATGGCTGGAGAGAAAAGACATAGGGCGCGCGGACTTTTATGTAGGTGAAATCTTTCAAGGTTCCTACGCGGATGTTTATTTATACCTAAAGAAGGTGGCGGAACGTTTCGGATCACGTGTCTGTATTTTCCGTAACCATGCTAAAGTAATGGCCGGTTTTGGTAACGCTTTTGATTTTGTAATAGAAAGCTCGGCCAATATAAACACCAATCCGCGCACGGAGCAAACCTGTATAACGATAGATACCGGGCTGGCCCGCTTTTATAAGGAGTTCTACGATGAAATAAACAATTTCACAAAGGATTTTGATAATTGGAAACCATATACATTAAAAAGAGACCGAGCAAATGACGAAGTTATTTAATAAAGGCGGTGACGGGGCCGGTGAAATAGTCCGTGTCCTGGGATTGATCGATAATGATCTTGATTTTACCAAGTGGGAACCTATCTTACCGCTGGGTATTCGGGATTTACAGGCTATCATCGGAACGGAACCCATAGACGCGGTAGATAAGTATTACCGTGAAGATCATGCGGACGTTACGGAACCGGACGGCATGGCGGAAACTTTGCGGCTGATGCAGCAGGCGGTAGCGATGTTTACCTGGTTAAAGGTCATTCCCACTTTGGACGCACAACACGGAACGGCCGGACGTGGTAAACATTTGGGAGAGAATGAAACGGGCATGACCGCCTTACAGGAGTTCAAGGATGAAGAGAATATCCGGAACCTGGCTTATGAAGCCGTAGACGCGTTGGTGGAGTTAATGGACCGCGAAAAATTTGATTTCTGGATGAACGGCATTAAGAAAAAGGCTATAAACCGGCTTCTTATTCAGAATAAGGAAACGTTCGATGAATATTACAATATCGGAAGTCACCGGCTTTTCCTGGTGCTTATTCCTATGATCCGGGAAGTTCAGGACGGGCAGATAATACCTGTTATCACCCGGAACCGTTATAATAAACTGATTGAAGGCGATACCGTTTTAACGGAGAAATTGCTGGAATATGTACGCCGCCCGCTTGCACTTCTTACCATAAAAAAGGCCGTTGAACGTTTACCGGTGGAAGTTCTGCCCAGTGGAATCGTACAGGTGCAGCAGAGCACAACCGTACGGGATAAACTGCGGGCGGAAGAAGAGGCCCGGCAGTCGGTTGCTAACAGCCTGGAGCAGGACGCGGCGGCTTACCTGGATGTATTGCAGGATATCATCCGTGAGCTGGACGCACAGTCGGAAACGGTGGATTACTATATACCGGGTGTTACCGTACAATCCAAAGGAATAACCTTTTAATGTCCGGACATGGAGAAGTTTACATATAATAATAAGACGGTGGAGGTCCCTTCCTGCCTGGATGAAGTCAGTAGTGAGCAGTACCGGCAGTTTCTTATATTGTCGGTACTGATGAACCGCGGTACGATCAGCCCCGGACAGTTCCGCGTAAAATGGCTTTCTTTCCTTCTGGGCATGAAAGCGGATTACACCATGTACCGGCGTGAGATCATCCGAGAGCTGGACGGTCAACTGGAAAAGCTGGACGGCTTTTTCTCTTATACAACCGGTAAGGAGGGCGAGCGGATCGTTACGCCTATTCTGAAAACCGGTCGTAACCTAATGCAGGATTTCGGGGGCTGGCATGGTGTCGGTGACATGCTGAACGGTCTTACTTTCGGTAACTTTTGTGATTGCCTGGATTTGTTGCAGCAAAGCAAGCAGGCGGCAGCAGAAAAAGACGATCCGGCTATAAATGAAATCTTCCAGGATATCACGTTAAAGCTTTACCGGTACAAGGACCCGGAGAAGACGCCGGCCGTTCCTTCCTTGCTTGCCATTCATGCGGTAAACTTCTTTTCCGCCGTTTGGGAAATGGTTCTTTCCGGACCGGTTTATATCGGTGGTGAAGCTATCGACTTTCGGATATTGTTCCAGAAGCTGGCATCCGAGGACCGGAAGGCGGACGATAAAACCGGCTGGACCGGGATAGTCTTTGAGGTGGCGGCTTCCGGCGTGTTCGGAAATAAGAAGGAGGTGGACGATACACCCTTTTGGGATGTATTGCTTTATCTGTATAAATGTAAGTTTGAGTATTTACACCAAAAACGTAACAAGAAATGAGAACGACAACAGGAACAAAAAACAAGATCAAGAAATTCGAGGGGTTACGCCTGAAAGCGTATGTATGTGCCGCGGGAGTATGTACGATCGGTTACGGTCACACGATCGGCGTAAAACCGGGTGATGTTATCACCGAGGCCCAGGCCGACGCTTTCTTTGAATCGGATATCAGGGCGGTAGAAAACCAGGTAAACGCGCTTCCCCTTCATTTGGGACAGTACCAGTTTGACGCGGTAGTAAGCTTTTGCTTTAATGTAGGTATCGGAAAATTCAAGAAATCAACGCTTTATAAGAAGATCAGAGCGGATGCGTATGATTCATCCATACCGGCAGAGTTTAAAAAGTGGATATACGGGGGCGGTAAGATTCTTCCGGGGCTTGTTACCCGCCGTGAATGGGAGGCGAAACGTTATCAGGGATTGACGATATGATAGATATAAAGGTTTACCGTGAATACTGGGAAGGCGTGCAAAAACGTATTCCTGAAATAAAGAAGGTGCTACCCGTTACCATTGACGAGGAAATGAGTAAGACGATACAGGGGCTATCAAAAGAAGAATGTCCGGTGCTCTTTATTCTGATCCCGTCGGGAGCGGGTGCCAGCCTTTCGGCTGATAATGTGAGGGAAAATAATTTATGCGTTATTTTCCTTATGAGCAAGTACGATCCCCAACGTAAAGGGGCTTATGAGACTATCGAAGAGGTGCAGCCGGTTATGGAGCGTATCAAACAAATGCTGATAGAAGATTCCGCCACCGGTTGCCCTGTCACTAAGGAACTGGATTTAACCAGCCTTTCCACTCTTCCGGAATCCGGCTTTTACAGGACGTTTGCAGGGTGGAGCCTGGCTTTCTCATTTAAAACAAGATTCTAATGGATGCTTTTGCGTGGTTCTGGTTAACTGTCATAATAGGTATTATTACAATAGGTGTAAATGATGTGCTATGTACCTATTGGAAATATAAATATACCTCAAACAAGAAAAATGAAACTGTTAAGGATGAATCCGGGGAAAGGCACATTATTTCCGGATTCTCAAAAAATGAATAACTGAATGGCCGAGAATTTTAAAACGGATTTCTTTACCGACCGGATCGGGCGTGGAATACAGGACATATTTCAAGCCCAATTGGATATCGCTACCAAACGGATTTACCAGAAAGGCCGTGAACGTAAGAAAGTACAGGGAACCGGGGAGATCATCCAAGGGCGATCCGGTGCATTAATGGCCGCACTACAGAACCCGAATTATTCGGTCGTTCCGGACGGCGAGGGGGTAATTGCACATTCTAACCTTCCATTATATACCCGCTTCCTGGATATGAAGAAACACGGTAATTACCAGATTTATAACCGACAGATATACGGGATTCTGTATCATGACACACTCGGGAAGATTAAATATGAATATCAGGATTATGTAAGGGAAAGGATAAAAGAAATGTTTGCCAGTTCGCTAAAATAGGTAATAAAATTAATACCTAAATATTTGTAGGTAATGATTTTATTACCTATCTTTGTTTCAGTAACCAATAAAACAAAGTTTATGCCTGAAATTTGTAGATTCTTCGGTATTATTATATTCCTCTATTGGAAAGATCATAATCCGCCACATATTCATTTTACTTATGGTGATTATGAATGTTCTATTAGCGTATTGGATCGGATTGTAGACGGTCAGGCTCCAGCTAAAGTTATTGCAAAAGTAAATGAGTGGATTAACTTGCACGAGGCAGAAATACTTTCTCTTTGGGAAAAGGCCCAAAAAGGGGAAAAAATAAATAAAATTGAACCATTAAAATAAACGCTTATGTTACGGGTTATAGATGTGGATTATATTAGGAATTACGAGCTTCTTGTTACTTTCAGCGACGGGAGTAAAAAGATCGTAAATTTGGAACCTTATCTTACAGGTGAGGTTTTCGGGGAGTTATTGGATAAGGAAAAATTTGTTCAATATGGTTTAACCCGTGCTACTATTGAATGGGCCAATGGTGCCGACCTTGCACCGGAGTTTTTATATGAAATTGGTATAGCTGCATATTTTTAGACCCTATGAATGATTGTTTAGCTATTCAAGATAAGAAGGAAGAAACTTTCTTATATCGGATTTTTATTTCTCACCCGGAACTAAATGCTTCTGCGGTGGCTCGACGTATGGGAATAAGTCAAAGCCTTATGTCTCAATATATAAGTGGAATAAAAAAGCCCTCACAAGAACGGGAGGCCCTAATAGTAAATACTATTAAAGATATCGGTAAAGAACTAACGATGATTGTATGACATACGAAGATATTTTATTTTTGATCGGCTTTTTCCTGGTAATATTTTTTTTCGTAGGATGTAAGCATAAACCGGCTACTTTATCCGGGTGGCTTGCTTTTGCCTTTCTTTCCTTTATCGTGACGCCTCTTATATCGGTTCCTCTAACCTGGTACATTTGCTGGATGATAGATCGGGCAACAATTAAGGATAAAGAATGTTTTGATCCTTCGGATTTTACCTTTAAGAGATAAAATACTTTCTTCTTAGTATAATAAGCCTGTAGAATGGTTCTACGGGCTTTTTTTGTGTCCTTTTCCGCCACTTTACACCAGGATAATTTTGCCTTATAAAATTTACTCTTATGGCAAAATTAAAACCTGACTATATCGAATGGGTGTTAACCCTGAACGCCTCCGATGCGCAGAAGGAAATACATAATCTTTCAGAAAAGAACAAGGAGCTCCGGGATAGCAATAAGGAGATAAAAAAGGCTATGACCGATTTAATCGCCACCGGGAAAGCTGGCGGTAAACAATGGAAAAGGCTTGATGAGCAACTGAAAGAAAATAATAAGACGATCGGCGAGAATAACAAGAAGATTGCCGAATGTGAGAAACGGCTGGATAAAACCACCATGAGTGCCAACCAGCTGGCAAGGAAGGCAAACGCCTTGCGGAAAGAGCTTCGCGATACGGTGAAATCCTTGCAGCCGGAAAAATATGCCGCCCTGGAGAAGGAACTGAAAGAAGTTGAAAAAGCATACGGACAGGCAACGAAGAAGGCGGAAGGTTTCGGCGGTTCCCTTCTTTCCTTGAACAAGATAAAAACGGTTCTGGCCGGTGTGTTTGTCACTATCGGCGCAATGATAACCGGGCAGATTGTCGGCGGGCTAAGGGATGCGATCAGTACTATTATAGAGTTCGAGAAGAAAAACAGTACGTTGGCCGCTATCCTGGGAACTACGAAAAAAAGTATCAAGGATTTAACGGATGAAGCGCGCCGGCTGGGTGCTACTACTTCTTATACGGCCGCACAGGTAACGGCACTTCAGATAGAGCTTGCCAAGCTGGGATTTTTCAAAGAGGATATTAAAGCGATGACGCCTTCCGTGTTGAAATTCGCTAAGGCGGTGGACGCGGATCTTGCCTCGGCTGCTACGCTTGGCGGTGCAACATTGCGTATTTTCAATCTTGATGCAGAAGATACGGAACGGGCTGTTTCTACTATGACTATGGGATGTAACGCATCCGCTTTAAGTTTCGAGTACTTAAATACGGCAATGTCTATTGTTGGGCCGGTTGCAAATTCTTTCGGGTTCACGATTGAAGAAACTACCGCCCTTTTGGGTGCTTTGGCAAACAGCGGTTTTGACGCTTCATCGGCAGCGACGGCAACACGTAATATTTTGCTTAACCTGGCTGACAGTAGCGGCAAACTCGCACTTGCTCTCGGTGGTCCGGTGGATAATCTGGAAGACCTGGTAAAAGGACTTAAAAAATTAAACAGTGAAGGAATAGACCTTAATAAGGCCCTGGATTTAACGGATAAACGTTCGGTTGCCGCATTTAATACCTTTTTAAATGGTACTGATACCGTTTTAAATCTCCGTGATGCAGTAACCGGAGCCGAAGAGGGATTTAACGCCATGTCCGAAGAAATGGGTGATAACGTTCAAGGTGCATTAAACCGGCTAAGTTCAACTATCGAAGGGGTAGTTTTACGTTTCTATGAATCAAAGGGTATTCTCCGGGATTTAATAGACCTTGTTACGCTTATGGTGGAAGGTGTAGGGGGTATGATTGACATGTTTAATAAATGGGGTGTTGTCACTTATACCGTTACCGCTTATCTGGTTTCTTACTATGGAGGACTGAAAATCACTACCATGTGGCACGCCCGTTTTAAAACGGCGACCCTTGCTTCGGTCGTTGCAGAGAAAGCGCACGCCGTACAGCTTTATATCAGCCGGGCGGCTACTCTGACTTATGCGGCAGCCCAGGCACTATTACACAAGAATACTACCAGATGTACCGCCGCCCTCCGGTTAATGAGGATCGAACTTTTGAAGAATCCTTATGCAGCCGTTACCGCCTTGATACTCTCTGCCGGCATGGCTATTTACCAGTTTACTAAAAAACTGAAAGAAGCAAGGGACGCACAGGCTAATTTTAATAAAATAGAATCGGAAGTTTCCGCAACCTTACAACAGGAAAAGGACCAGATAAAAAGTCTCACAAAAGCGATACATGACACGAATTTAAGTGTGGATGAGAGACGGGAATATATAAAGAAGTTGCAGGAGATCGTTCCGGAGTACCACGCTTCAATCAAGGACGAAGGCGGGTTATATGATGAAAACACGGAGGCCATTAAGCGATATTTAAAGGCGAGAGAAAACGAAATGAAGATGAACTCGCTAAAATCTCTTATGCAGCCTTTGTATGATGAAAAAGCTAAGCTGGAGTTCGAAAGGGACGAGCTGGAGGAAGAAATCGCCGATCTGAATAAAAGAATAAATAAAAATCCCCGGTTGAGTACGGCAAAAATAACGAAGGTTTCACGGCTTACCATTGACAAAGCGGAAGTTGAGGAAGATTTGGCAAAGGTAAATAAAAGACTGGAACCATATATTAAGAAACTGGAGGAATGGCAGCGGGAATCAGTTAAGATCACGACGGAAGGCACTAAGGCGACCGGTAATGCAGTAGAGGAAGAAACCTCCCTTATAAAGAAGCTGGAGAAAAAAAGGAAAGAGGTTCAGGAAACATGGAAGGAGGATACTAAAGAAAATCTTGCCAAGAAAAACAGGGAGATAGAACGTATTGATGAGCAGATAAAACATTTAAACGAGCTGGGGAAAGTCAAAAAGAAAGTGGAAGCCGGGGAGTATAAAAATACGGAAACGGCCGCCACATTAAAACCTCTGGAGATCGAGCACGAAAAACGTATGCTTCTAATCAAAGAGAACCGGGAGAAGGAAAATAAGACGGAAGCCCAGTATATTCTCGAAGGGACGGCGGAAAACCTTCGCTATTACCGGGAACGTCTCGATGCCCTCCAAAAGCTGGAGGCAAAAACACCGGCTAATAAAAAGAAATTACTCGATGAAATCCACAGGCTCGAAACGGAAGCACAGACGGCCATTTTTACGGAAACCGGCAAGCAGGAGGACGCCCGTATAAAACTGGTACAGGAGAAACGGGGCGAACGGTTAAAGATCGAAACCGCCTATTACAACGTCCAGAAGGACACCATGGAAAAAGCGGTATTAAACCGGAGTATCACGCAGGAAGCCGCCGACGCCTATATGCTGGAAGTTGAAGCGGAGCACGCCGCAGAACTTCTGGAGATAAACCGTACTTACCAGAATGATATTGCCACTTTGGAAATTACTGGCAAACAGAAACGTATAGAAACAGCGACGGAAGCGGCCGACGCCGTGCGTGAGTCTGAAATGAAGTTATTGCGTGACCGGGTGGCTATCGCGCAAATGGTGGAGTTGCTGACATCCGACAAATCCGGGACCGAAGGGATGAAAGAACGGTACGATAAGGAGGTAAAGGCAGTAAAAGCCAAATACGACGCCGCCATTGCCATAGCAAAGGCCGCCGGCCTTTCTACTGTGGAGCTGGAGAAGGCGAAACAACAGGCGATAAAACAGCTGGATTTCCAGTACCAGAATGATCTTTACCAGATACAGGCGGAAATCGGGACATCCTGGAGCCAGGAGTACGACCACGAACTGGCAATGTTGGAAAATATGCACGACCAGGGGCTGATTGACGAAAAGACATATCAGAAAAAAAGGCTGGAACTGGGAATACAACATGCTAAAAAATACTTTGACTTTTATTCCGGTCTTGCTTCTTCCGTGGTGGAAGCCATGCAGCAGGCCGAAATCGACCAGGTGGAAGCAAAATACGATGTTCTCATACAGGAAGCCGAAAACAACGGGGAAGATACCGCCGCCCTGGAAGAAGAGAAGGAAAATAAGAAACTGGAAATTCAAAAGAAGTATGCGGATGTAAACTTTGCTATCAAGTGTTCCCAGATCATAGCCGATACAGCCGTTTCGATTATGAAGGCGACCGCCGATCTCGGACCGATTGCCGGAGCCATTGCTGCGGCAATGCTTGCGGCTACCGGTGCCGCCCAGCTTGCAGCGGCCAAAGCTGAACGGGACAAGATTAAAAACATGTCTGTAAGTAATACCACCGGCAGCAAGACCGCCACGGCTGAACGTGTTGTTTCCGGTTCTTCCGGAAGCGGGTATTATGAAGGCGGTTACACCGGTCCCGGTGGCCGTTATGAAGTGGCCGGCGTAGTTCATAAGGGGGAATATGTGGTACCACAACCGGAAATGAATAATCCTAAAGTGATCGACGCCGTTAGTACTATCGAAGCGATCAGGCGGCAGCGTACCAATGCCAACCCGTTACCACAGAATCCGGGTGAATATTATGAAGGCGGTTACGTCACTTCCCCTGCAGGTGATTCTTCCTACCGGGAGTTCCTGGAAGCAGCAAAGGAGCTTCGCGCCTCCTGTGAGGCTATCAAATTGATAAAGGCCTATATCGTTTACCAGGATTTGGAGAAGGCCAAAGAAACCATAGATAACGCCCGCGACACCTTTACACGCGGAAAATAAGTAATCATTATGCTAAAGATTAAGACGAACAAAGGTTATCTGGATTTAGGGGGTGACTTTACCGTACAGATCGACGAGAAATCCCCCGTCATGAACGACCGGGGATCGCAGACTGTACCGGTCACGGTTCCATGTACCGGTAACAATGCTAAAATAACCGGTTTTGCCCACCGTCTCGACATGGGCGTAAAGCCGATGAATGAAGATCAGGCATGTACGGTACTGGACGGAGTATATAAACGTACCGGAAAGATAAATATCGTTTCCGCCGGTAAAAAAGAAGGTATTACCCTTAACATCGGCTTTGACAATTCGGAGGCCTACAGCGCCTGGAAAGCAAAGAAATTAAATGCCATTACATTACCGGTGAAGGAATATAGCAGCGTAAATTACCTTTGTGCGCATTTGCAACAAGTATTAGGAGGTTATCAGACTGATTATGCCGTCTTCCAGATTATGACCGGTAACGATTCAAAAGATAACCAGTCTTACCCCAAATACCTGAATTATATCACGCCTGTATCAGAGGGAAGTAAAGTCTATAAGTTGCGTTATCAGGCAAGAACGGAAACTTTCTTAGTAAATGGAACTCCGACTGCAGTAACACTTCCGGAAGGCTACGGCGTAACGGCCTTTTTATATGTATGGCGTGTACTGGAACTTGTTTTTTCGGAATTTGGATATACCATAACCGAAAATCCTTTTAAGACGGATAAACAACTTTATAACCTGGTAATCCTGAATAATGCGGCCGACTGTTGTGTTAAAGGAAAGCTTTCTTACGCCGATTTAATGCCGGATTGTACGGTAGAGGACTTTTTAAACGCCCTTTATGTGCGTTTCGGACTGGTTTATAATGTTTCTTCCGATACGAAAACGGCCACTTTAAGACTGATCCGTGATATTGTGGATGATGTTCCGGACATTGATTTATCCCGCAGCCTGACAGACGAACCTTTAATAACTTATGAAACGGCCCGGCAAATGAAGTTGTCGGCCAAAACTTCCTTTACCGGTGCGGCCCCCTCTGTTGAACGGTTTGAAGACTACTTAAAGGATCAGGAAGTGGCCCGCCTGGCGAGAGTTGACGTTTCCCAAAGGGTGATACACCTTAATTACGAGGAAACGACGGGACGCTGGTTCAAATGGGATGAAGACAACAAGCGTCTTACTTATTCTTCATCGAGTTTCTTTTCCTGGGACCGGAAAAGCGACAGTATTGAAGATAACGAATTAACCAGCGATGATGAATGCGTTCCAATGGATTTTGCCCCGAATGATATTCTTTCCCCTCAATATCTGGCCGATTACGTACACCGTTACACATATCTTAAAACATCCTCCAATAATGATGATGAAGATTCGGAGAAAGTGGAAACACCGTTATCTTTCGTGTTTGCGTTTACATCCTCACAGAATAGTAAATATCCTTTCGGTTCTGTGTTGCCTTATACTTCCGAGGGTGAGGAGGTCATCCTCAAAGACGGAAGTAAACATACGATATCGCTTTTATTTCAATATAAGAACGGCCTGTTTATAAACTTCTGGAAAAAATACGATGCCATAATAAGACACTCTTTCAACCAGGTAGAAGCAAATACCCTGTTACCGGTCCACCAGCTTATGAGCATGGATATATTGACACCTGTAGCCCTGCGGGGACAGTATCTGCTTTTTGACGGACTTTCTTATTCGCTTCCGGCAAATAAGATTGTACCTGACATTAAGAACACTCCGGTTAATAGCTCCCTATAATCTTGACGAGGAACATTTTATTAAAGATTTCGGTAGTACTTTATATGTCTGGAAACTGGTTCGTAATACTCAGGCGGAAGTGCAGGAAAATAAAAAGCAGGAGGTATTGAACTACTTGAAAGGTTTAGGCTTTACTATTGAGAATGAACGCTATTGGACCATAACGGACGGTTTTATAAATCCCGGTACGGATGATTATATAATAGAAAATCCGCCCACCTCTGAAAATGATACGCTGACGCGGGATTACCAGTTCCAGTTAAGAGTGAATATAAATTATATACAGAATGATCCGGAAGCAACTACCGGAACTTATAATGAAACATTTACCCTTTCGTATATAGGGGAGTTCATCTCCGTTGTATATTCCGGTTAATCCCGTCCTTTATTCTTCCTTTGATAAACCCAACTTTTGCAGCATGGAAAAGCAGAATAATATCGTACTTGCTCCGTGTACCACACAGGTAGCAGAGCTTTACAAGCTTTGGAGGGAAAATCATTCGGGGAAGCTCTCGGACTTTTACAAGTTCCTGACGTCTCCCACGGATCAGCGTGACCATTTCCTTTCCGGGCTTGAAAATAAGAGTGAGTTTAACGGAATATTCATCGTTAACACGTTTGAATTATGAGTTTGACAGCAAGCATCGATCCGACGAAAAACGCCTTTACCGGAAACCCTGTCTATCTTTCGGTAGAAACTACTTCTATGGCGACTTACAATATAATGTATTTCGTGAACTTTGAAGCCATGCGTTCCATATTTACCGGCAACGGTAACGGAAGTTTCAAGGTAAACATCGCGGAGGTCTTGGAAACGCTTTTTGTCGATATTCCCCCGTTAACGGACAGTTCCGAGATGTTGATAAGCCTTTCCGACAAACGGTATAACAAGGCGGTCGTCACGGTCGCCATTCAAAACGAGGAGGAGGAATCGACCTATCTGGTTGTTACCGCCTGGCGCGGTGGTATATCCAAACGTTCTTTCAAGAAACTGCATGAAAAGGGAAGTAACATTTTTGATTTGAAGTTCTTGAATGAATCCTGTAATTTCTTCTTTACCACCCGGAGTGATGACTGGCGTATAACGATGCGCGAAACGGAGCTTTACCCGCTCTGTTTCATCTATCCGGAGCATGAGCTGAAAATAACGGAACTTCTTACCGGACAAAGCCTTGCAGTGCCAGGTACGGCAGGGAATTTCTACGCCTTGAACCTGGAGGCCGTAAGACTTAAATTCTTTACCGATTACGGGGTACTGGCCAACCTTTTTGACGTGTATAGCGGTGAAACGTTCGCCCTGCGGATCGGGATCGAGCAAAGCCCGACGGTCCGCGAGCGTTACCGGCTCCGGTTCCTGAACAGTTACGGGGTTTACGAGGTGTTTTCCCTGGAAGGCGAGGCGAGCGTAACTCCCGGCATGGATGAAGACGAAGACGCTGTTTTCCGGCGTTACGATGAAATTACCGATGATTATTATTCGGATCGCATACGGACGGAGATACAGGAAGCCGTAACGATTAAGACGGGATTCAAACGCCCGCAGGAAATACGCTTTCTTCTTGACCTGCTTTCCTCCGATGATGTTTACCTGACAGGTTACGGCCGGGAAGAGATCAAGGTAATTCCTTCGGCGGAAGAGTTTTCTTACCGTGTCCGTCCGGACGCGCCGCAGAACGTGACGTTAAAGCTCACGTTTGCCGAGAAGGAGTCCAACTGGACGGGAGAAATCACGAAAAGCGGCTACCGGAAACCGCGGGTTCATTCCAAAGAGTTCAGCAAACAATTTAATTAATGTATCTATATGGCAACACAGGAGTATATCGATGATCTTATTATAGTCATTGAAACCGCGGAGGACGCGGAAAGCGTTACTAACCAAATGGTGGCGGCGGTTCTTGGCTTCTTGAACGAACACCTGAAACTGGTTTCCCAGGGTAAGGAAATCGAGGCGGAGGAAGCCTCCCGCATTGCCGCCGATGCAGCCTTGCAGAAGGCTATCGACGCCGTTTCTTTGCGTATCGACCGGCTTGTCGGTGACAACGCTTCGCAGGCAATCGACAACTTTAACGAAATTCTTGCTTTTCTGGACGGGCTTAAGGACAGTGATTCGCTGGCCGCATTGCTGGCCGATATCAACGCCCGTATCGGCAGCGAAGACGGTTCGGAAAGTGAAGACGGTTCCCTTTGGGGAAAGCTGAAAAGTTTGTCCCAGGATATTAGCAGTTGTTCCGATGACATAAACACGTTGCAGGTGGACCGTGACGAAATGAAACAGGAGCTGCAGCAGACGGCCGGGCGTCTGTCTTCCACCTTTACCAATGTAAACAACCTTTTGAACGCCGGCAGCGTTTACAGTGACCTGTCGGGAGTGTTTGCAGCATTGAAAACGGCGGGGAAGATTGACGATGTCCGGAAAAACGGCGTGATCCTTTCTTTCCTTACTGCCGACGGCTGGGTAACGAAACAATTTAAAGGCAATCCGGACACGGATTTTGAGAATGTCGAAAAGTGGGAGGATTTCGGCAGCGGCGGTTCAGGCGGCGGGAATACCTATAACGTAACCGGCAGTGTGCCGCTTACGGAAGGTTTCTATACCCTGGCTTCCGCCATTGCCGCGGTACCGGAGAAGTGGCGCGGCCGGGGGCGTGTCATCACCTTTGAAACATCGCTCGGCAAATGGGAGACGTACCAGTTTACCGGAACCGCCCTGGATGCCTGGGACCAGGAGGCGAGCTGGGAAGAGTTCGGCGGCAAAGGAACGGTAAAGAGCGTAACGGTAAACGGCGAGAAGCAGACGCCGGACGCGGCCGGTAATGTGAATGTAAACGTGGATATCCTGGAAGTGGACGAGACTTTGTCCGCCGATTCCACCAATCCGGTAGAAAACAAGGTAGTAACCGCCCGTTTTAACGAGGTGGACGCTTCCACGCTGTTTAACGTAAATGCGGAGGTAAGCGAGGATGAAACATCCGTCCGTCTGTCTTTCCAGAACAAAAGCGGCACGGAAATTACCGCCGTGGATATCCCGGCCGGTTCCGGTGGAGGTTCCGGCGAAACGGTGGCTACTAAAATTGTCTTGAATGCGGCTGTAGATAACGCCATAATCAAGGAAGGCGGAAACGCCCGTCTTACTTATACATACGATCACCAATACACCACGGGGGATGAAAAGGGGGAATCTACCGGGCAAAAGGCGGATATCACCGTTACGATCAGGCGTGGAACAACTACCATGTATTCCCAGACGGTCAGCGATGTTTCCAAAGGCAGTTACGAACTGGACCTTTCAAGTTACTTGCTTGTTGGGAATACCGATATTTACGTAGTGGCAACCACAACCGATCCGACTACCGGCAAGAAACAGACCCGACAGGCGTTTACATCCGTGAAGGTTGTCAGCCTTTCCCTTACCAGCTCTTACAATCTGGCCGGGGCCATAGCCGCAGGCGGTTATACCCTGGCCGACACGATTAATATCCCTTATGCCGTGAGCGGTTCCGGAACAAAGGTCGTCACGCTTTATCTGAACGGCCGGCAACAGAACGCGCACACCATTACAAGATCGGGAACGACAAACGGCAGTTTCAGTTTGTCCCCCTCTTCGCTTGTGACCGGCCGGAATACCGTTCAAATGGTTGCCGAAATGGAGGCTTCCGCCGATCTCGTGTTAAAGTCTGAAAGTATCTATATTGATATTCTGAAATCCGGAGGATCGGCACCGTTCATCGGCACGATGATGAGTTTTCCGGACGGCCGTATTTTTACGGAGGACCATCTTGTTCCGCGCTTGGAAGCGGGGCAGTACGAACAGGTAAAATTTGACTTTGTGGCTTATGATCCTGACGCAACGCCGGCTCAAATGGACGTTTACCGGGACGGGGTGAAAACGCAGTCTGTCAGTGTGGCCCGTACTACGCAGACATATACCAACCGTTTTACGGAGCAGGGCGAGATCACTATGAAATTTAAGACGGGGGCCACGGAATACCCGTTTTATATCGACGTAACGGAAAGCGGGATCGACTTGCAGGAAACTACCGCCGGGCTTGTACTGAAACTTTCGGCAGCCGGGCGGAGTAACAGCGAATCCGATCCGGGAGCCTGGGATTATGGCGACATACATACGACATTTTCTGGTTTCGACTGGAGCAGCAACGGCTGGACGGGTGACGCCCTGAAACTTACGGGAGGCGCGAAGATTGAAATCGGGTACCGGCCGTTCTCCACGGATGCAACCACTACCGGGGCTACCTATGAAATGGAAATTCTTTGTTCGTCGGTAACGGACCGGCAGGGGGTGATACTGGACTGTATGGCCGGCGATATCGGTTTCCAGATGACAACGGAGCAGGCCCTTATGCGTGTTTCCGGCGGTACGGAAGTAAGTACGAAGTTTGCAAGTGATATGAACCTGAAAATGGCCTTTATTGTCGGGGCCAAGGCCGGCAAGCGGTTGCTGGAACTTTATGTAAACGGAATCCGTTGCGGAGCGGTGCAGTATGGGGCTACCGAAGGATTACTGCAGGCGGAACCGGTGAACATCCGTTTGTTCAGTGATACGGCGGATGTGGAGATCAGGAATTTCCGTATTTATAACCGTGCGCTTACGGATGATGAAGAATTGAACAATTACATGGTAGACCGGACTACGTCGGACGAAATGGTCCTGTTATTTGAAAAGAATGATGTTACGGGGGACAACGGTACGGATATCGACATAGACAAGTTACGCGCCCAGGGAAAGGCGGTTATGCGAATTGTCGGCGATGTGAACCTTGTCAACGCCACCAATAACAAGAAATTCGAGGTACCGGTCGATATCTATTTTTATAGCCCGCAGGGTAAGGAGTACGATTTTGTAGCAAGGAATGTCGGTCTAAGAATACAGGGTACATCATCCACCACTTATCCGCGTAAGAATTACCGTCTTTATTTCTTGCGCCTGGAAAAATACGGTACCACGCTGGAAGTTAACGGCGTGGATGTGCCGTCCCTTGAATACAGTTTCAAACCGGGAGCACGGCCGATCAGTATATTCTGTTTGAAAGCGGACTTTTCCGATTCTTCCGGTACACATAATACCGGTGCGGTGCGTATTGTGAACGACGTTTGGAAGAGGTGCGGGTGGCTGACACCGCCGCAGGCTGCATATAAGGGGGAATATGACGTACGTATAGGCGTGGACGGTTTCCCTATGGACCTGTTTTATGACAACGACGGCACCGGTGCGAATACTTATCTGGGAAAATACAATTTCAATAATGAGAAGTCGGAAAGTGCGATCATTTACGGTTTTGAAGGAATTGAAGGATTCAACGACGAAGCGGCCCTGAACGGGCAGCGTAACAAATGTATCTGTCTGGAGTTCCTGAACAACTCCGAGGCCCTTTGTCTGTTCGGGACTACCGACATGTCTTCTTTTGATGATGCGCTGGAATTTCGTTTCAAGGCGGACACTACCTGGGCGGATGCACACGAGGACGACAAGGCGGCAGTTACAAGGCTTTGGAACTGGATCGATTCATGTAAGGATGATCCCGCCAAGTTCCTGGCGGAATATAACCAGTATTTCGGTAATGACAGCCCGTTTGCATGGTATCTGATTACCGATTACTTTATGGCTGTGGATAACCGGGCAAAAAACATGATGCTGGCGACTTGGGACTCTCTGATCTGGTATTTCCTTCCTTACGATATGGACACGCTGTTCGGTGTGCGTAATGATTCGGTACTGAAATACGAATATACCATTACCCACGAAAGTTTTGACGATAGTATCGGTAGTTATGCTTTTGCCGGCCATGATTCCGTTTTATGGGAACTGGTACGGTCTTGTCCGGACAAATTGCGTGAAGTGGCGGAAACCTTGCGTAGCAATATGAGCCTTGAATATGTCCTGCAAGTATTTAACGAGGAACAAATGGGCAACTGGTGCGAGCGGATTTATAACAAGGATTCGGAATATAAATATATCCTTCCGCTTACCGAAGGGGTGACAACCGGCAGCGGAACCAGTTATTATAATTATCTGTATGCCTTGCAGGGAAGCCGTTACGCGCACCGTACTTATACCATTCAGAACCGTTTCGCCCTTCTGGATAGTCAATACGTGGCCGGTACTTATCGTCGTGACAGCTTCGCGGCTTATTTCGGGTATAAGTTCGGCAGCGATAACCGGAAAATTCGGATTACGGCCTCCGAACGGTATTATTACGGGTACGGTTACACGTCCGGAACACCGCACCAAAGCGCGGTACTTGCAGAAACGGCCGGGGCTGTGGTGGAACTGACAATGGACACGGATTTAATAGTAAACGATCCGCAATATTTCTACGGTGCAAGCCGTATTCGCGGGCTTGATCTGACGGATGTAGCCCACGCCATTGTCGGCACGTTGAACCTGAACAACTGTACGGCCTTGCGTGAACTGAATGTTAGCTGTGAGGCCGGACAGATGACACTTAATGCCCTTCTGGTGGGTAATTGCCGTAACCTTCGACAACTCGACATATCCGGGCTTAAATCCTCTTCCTTTACCGGTATGGACCTTTCAAGCAACACCAAACTTGAAACCTTCCTGGCCGGTGATACATCCCTTACCGGTGTGACATTCGCCGGCGGTGCGCCTCTGGCCGTTTGCGTCCTTCCCGCAACTTTGCAGACGCTGGAGCTCCGGTACCTGAACAAACTGACCAATGCAGGGCTGCAGCTGGAAAGCACGGCAAATATCACGCGCCTTGTGATTGATAACAGTAGCCTGATCGACTGGAACACGTTGTTACAGCAATGCAGCGCGACCAGCTATCTACGAATTACCGGTATAGATATGGACGGGGACGGAAGTTTGCTTCGCGGGCTTATGACAATGGGCGGTGTTGATGAAGACGGGGGAAACGTGCAGACGTGCCGCCTGGTGGGTACGTACCGGCTGACCCAGTCCATGTCGGACGAAGAGTACGCCGCCACCTGTGCGCACTTCCCGGAACTGAATATCATTCAGCCGCAGTTTGTCTGCATAAAAATAGACCAGACGGTAGAGGACGGGGAAAAGATTACAAACCTGGATAACTCTACCGGATATGACTATAATACGGAATTTACCCCGTCTTCCCATATCCTGGAGGTGTTGGCGAAAAGACATTGCGTTCTGGCCAAAAAGACGGCGGAGGGTGAAATGACCTGTTATCCGCTTCATGATGAGAGCCGGAACAAATACGCCGACAGTGACAGCGTGGAGAACGCCACGGATGCAGTATTAACCGGATCGGAAGGCGAAGTTTACGTATATGAGCCTCATTACTGGTACAAGGGAGTAACGGACGTGCTGAACCAATGTCTGTACGGTTTTATTTCAAGCAATGAGGATGCGCCGGCAGCGGCAGGGTACACCAGTGTAAAACTTACCCGCGAAGAGCTGGAGGTAACGGAAGGGATCGGGATTCGTAAGAATACGGATTACACGACCCTTGAAGAGGCGAAGAATGAATACGAATCCGGATCGTTCGCCCTGGTGGACGTGCGGGATTACAAGCAGGTCCGTTTCCCCGGTCTGGCTTCCACTCTTTACGGGGCTGCATTTATAGATGATACGGGCAAAATAGTAAGTCGGGTAAGCGTTTCAAACGCGAACGGTTTTATTAATGGTATGTACCTGTTTTGTGCTGTTCCCGCAGGGGCTACTTTCCTGGCCTTTACTTTCCTTAATTCGGCGGCCTTCGATTTCGTTTTACTCACAACGTCGGAAAGTGTGGAAGCGATCGAGCCGGACTGGGTAGAGCATACGGAATGCCTGGGCGGTGCTTATGAAGCCTACCTGATTGATGATGTGCTGCGTTCTGTCAGCGGTGTTTCAAGTGTAGGAACCATTTCACAGAGCCAGGCAGTCAAATACGCCCAGAATCGGGGCAAAGGTTTCCAGCTGTTCGACTGGGAGATGCACAAGGATGTGGGTAATCTGCATTTCTTTAAATACGGTAATACCGATTCGCAGGGAGTTTGCGGATATGGAACAAACAATTACCAGAAAGTGACAGGCCTTACCAATGCGCTGGGGATGCGTGATACGGTTTCTTATTATAAGGAAAAGGGCGGTTCCAATCCACAGGCGGAAGGTGCTTATCGGGACGGTGTAAATTATCAGTCCGTCAATGTGCTGGGATATGAGAATTTCCAGGGAAACAAGGCGGAATGGTTGCAGTATGTCACAGTAAACAAGACGGCGGCGGACGGAAGGTGGTTTATTACCATGCCGGACGGAACGGAACGCATTGTACAGGGAATTACTGTTTATAACGCGGATATTTATCCTACCCACATGGTTTGGGGCCAGTATATGGATTTGATTGCAGCCAAAGAAGGCGGTTCCACTTCCTCACATTGGTTCGATAGGTTCTATGTGGGTACCGGTCTTTCTCGTGTGGTGTATCGGTCGTACGTCTACGCGAGCGCGTTGGGCGGTGTTTCGTATGCGTACGCGAATCACGATTCATCGAGCACGGGTGCGAGCATCGGTGTTCGGCTTGCCTTCAGGGGCATAATACGCTGGGCGGGCAGCGTCGCGGCCTTTAAAGCCATAAATCAGGCAGATTAAGAGAAAAAACAGCAACGTAAAACGTTGTGCGGGTAGCGCGGGCGTCCGGAAAGTAAGACGGGCGCCGGTACTTCCGAAAAGTACAAAGGCGGATTTCCTCATATACACTCGTGTGGTGTATCGGTCGAACAACAACGCGAACGCGTTAGGCGGTGTTTCGTATGCGAACGCGAATAACGATTCATCGAACACGAATGCGAACATCGGTGTTCGGCTTGCAAACAATTAGAATAAAGAAAAAGCGCATAAGCCTTGAAAATTGGCGTACAACAGTGGGAACGTGTCCCCGGCGTGGAGCCAAGAGGAATGAGCCTCGCCAACAGCAGCCGTTTACGGTTGGAAAGGGGAAAAATAAAGCGCAGGGCAATGGGGTTTGGTAGGAAGTTTTTTCGAAGAAGCCCGGCCCGGGGAATTGAAGGCTGATTTAATTATCATGTGGAGAGAAGATAATATTATAGAAGAGATTGTCGAGGACGCCAATATAGAGGACGCCATAAAAACGGTATTGCGCAAAAGAAGACGAAAGCGCAGCTTTGCCGGGCGTAGAATACTGGCGGATGTCCCGAAGGCGGTAGAGAGGATCAGGCAGCGGATCAGGAGTGGGCGGTTCAAGCTCGGAGGATATCGGGAAATGACCGTAGACGACGGGCCGAAAGTAAGGATCGTACAATCGGTTTCCCTGGAAGACAGGATCGTTCTTAACGCCGTTATGAATGTGGTGGACCGGCATTTGAAAGTACGTTTTATCCGGACTACTTCCGCATCCATTAAAAACAGGGGAACGCATGACCTTTTACAGTATATCGTTAAAGATATAAAGGATGATCCCGAAGGAACCCTGTTCGGGTACCAGTTCGATATAACGAAATTCTATGAGAGCGTAGACCAGGACGTTTTGCTGGATGCAGTGAAAAAGATGTTCAAGGATAAAATATTGATCGGAATCCTGGAAGAGTGCATCCGCATGATGCCTAAAGGCGTGAGTATCGGACTAAGATCATCGCAGGGGCTTTGTAATTTGCTTCTGTCTATTTATCTGGATCACCGGTTAAAGGATCAGGAGGCAGTAGCACACTATTACCGGTATTGTGACGACGGTCTGGTGCTTTCTGGTAGCAAGAAATACCTTTGGAAGGTTAGGGATATCATTCATGAACAGGCCCGTAAAGCCCGCCTGGAGATTAAAAGTAATGATACCGTTTTCCCGATTACCGAAGGTATCGACTTTCTGGGATATGTAACCCGCCCGGATCATGTGCGGTTAAGGAAGCGTAACAAACAAAAGTTCGCCCGCAAGATGCACAAGGTTAAAAGCAAGAAACGTAGGCAGGAGTTAACCGCTTCATTTTACGGGCTTACAAAACATGCTGATTGCAAGAACTTATTTTATAAACTAACAGGAAAGAAAATGAAAAAATTAAAAGATTTGGGCTACAAGTACAAGCCTAAAGACGGACGGAAACGATTTACCGGGGCAAGGATCAAGTCGCCCGAACTGATGAACAAGGATGTGATCGTACTTGATTATGAAAAGGATGTTCCGACGAAAAACGGAAACCGGACTGTTATAAAGCTGGAACTCGACGGCAAGGAGAGAAAGTATTTTACCAGCCTTGAGGAAACCCTTTTCATTTGTGAATCAGCGGCAAGAGACGGAGAACTGCCTTTTGAAGCACATTGCGAAGGTGAAGTAAGTGAAAAAGGATTGATAATTATACATTTTACTTGAAATGATACGAATTTATGCAGACAGCAAGGCGGAACCGGTAAGATGTACCAACCGCCGCCGGGGAATCTGGCGCATTACGTGGGATTACCAGGAAACAGAGACAGCAGAAGGAGTCCAACGTAGTTACATGGAAGAGACGTTCGATCATCTACCCGCACTGGCAGAAATCAAGGCGGTTATTAATGAATGGTATAACCGGAAGATAACCGACACGATCGAAAGCGGGTACATATGGAACGGTCTGAAAGTCTGGCTTTCCATGGAGAACCAGATGAATTATAAGACGGCGTACGATCTTGCCTTGCAGACAGGCGGGGAAAACCTTCCTGTTACTTTCAAGCTCGGGGAAGAAGACAACCCGACGTTTTACGAGTTTGCAAGTATGCAGCAACTACAAGAGTTTTACACCGGTGCCGTGAAACATATACAGGAGACACAAAAGGAAGGCTGGGAACTTAAAAAGGCGATAGACTGGAGTGTTTATACGTTGGAGTAGAAAAGCGAAAGGGGGAAGCGGGAAATACGGTTCCCCCTTCACTCTTTTAGTTATAACATATCATCAAAGGCGTGTATTCCCGCTTCGCGTTCATCTTCCAGAGCATGTGCGTAAACCATTGTCATAGTTATAGAACTATGTCCCAAAAGGTGGGATAGCGTTACGATATCATGTGTTTTCTTATAATACAAGGTAGCGAATGTATGCCGCCCGGTCTTTGAACTGATATCCTTTGTTATTCCTACTTTACCGGCTATTGTTTTCAATACCCGGTTTATATCCTGATCCGTGGGAAGGTTCATAAACAAGTTACCTTTTGTACGTCCGGCCCGGTAATATTCATAAATATAACGTGCCGGGTCCGACAAGGGTACAGTTACCGGTATTTTGGTCTTACCTCGTGTGTAGTGTAGTTCATTCCCTATGAACTGGTTTATCTGCAATGCTTTTGCATCGCCTATATGCAAAGAAGTAAAACAAAGAAACAGAAAAAAACGGAGTACGTTCTGGGTACATTCTTCCAGGCGGCCGGACCGGTACAAGGCGGTCAGACGGAGGAGTTCTTCTTCCGTCAGGTATATAACTTCACTTTTGGGGCGACGTATCTTTATGGCCGCGAACGGGTCCTGGTCCATATAACCGCCGCGTATGGCGGCACCTACATATATTTTGATAGTAGCCATGTTACGCCATGCCGTAGAATCCATGTTACCTATTTTGCGAAGATATGCAAAGAAAGACAGGAGAAATTCATGGGTAATCTCTGAAAATACAAGGCCGGGGGCGAATGTTTCCAGTTTCTTGATGATAGAAACGTGATGTTTCCAGGTACCGAAAGAAATTGTTTTGCTAATTTGTTTGAGGTAAACCCGTGCAAAATCAAAGAAGGTACCAAAATCGGAAGGATTGTTATACTGGCGGAAGAAACTTTCTTTTGTCAGCGTCTCATTTTTAAGACGGGCACGAACAAATATGTCGCTTACACGTGACCGGATGTTTG